GGGTTTTTTCATTGCGGGGTCTCGGTTGGTTGTGTTGTTGGGATGCCCATGGCCAGGACGTCGGCGTACTCCTTGGCGCTCATGCCCGCGCCGTCGTCGTCGCGCATCCATTGGATGATGCGCTGGCGCTCGGCAACGCCAGCGTCCAGTGCGGACTGCTCGATGGCGGCTTGAATGCGGGGCGCGATTTGCGCCATCGCTGCCTGCACCTGCTGCTTGCCGTAAGCCTCAAGCAAGAGCTGCCCAGCGGCGTCGCCTTCGCAGGCGCGGATCTTCATCGTGGTGAAGAATGGGTCCATAGGTTCAGTGGCGCTCATCAATCGCTCCCGTTGGCTTTTTGCAACAGAGCCTGCATTTGCGCTAGCTCGGTGTCGTTGAGGCCCTTCAAGTCCACGCTGGACAAGGCGATCGCGCCGCCGTCCTTGCCGGTGTGCTCGACCTTTTGGGTCTCGGACCACTTCATCTGGGTTTTGGTCCACCAGATCATCGCCGTGGTGTCGCCACCCGTCGCCTTCTGGAACAGGGTGCGGCCGACCTGGCTGTTGGCCTTGGCCTTGCCGCTGATCAGCTCGTCGGCGAAGTGCTTGGTCAGGGTGTCCACGCTGATGCCCTTGCGCACCAGCACCGCAATCTGGTCCAGCGGCAAACCGTAACCCGACAGGGCTTCCACTTGCTTTCGCTCTGTTTCGGAGGGCTCAAAACCCGGTCTGCCAGCGTCTGGACGAGCGCCGCCATTTTTCCCAGTCTTTTTTACAAGGGGTTTTTCAGTGGTTTTTGTCATGAATCTCTCCTTTTTGACAGTGATTCGGTGGTTTTTGGTCATCAATCCGGCTTTTTGGCCGGTTTGGTCTTGTCGGCCTTGGCTTTGTCAGCCTTGCCGACTTCGCTGCCGATCAGGCTGTTGGGGCTGCGCTCGCCCATTACCTCGGTGAAGGACCGACCGTCGGCCTCCAGGTGAGCGTGTTTGCCAGTGAATTGCTGCCACCGGGTCACGATCACGTCGCAGTATTTTGGGTCCAACTCCATCAACCGCGCAACTCGGCCGTTTTTCTCGGCGGCGATCAGGGTGGTACCGGACCCGCCAAAGCTGTCGAGGACTTGGTCGCCTCCCTTGGTGTTGTTGAGCAGTTGGTACTCGAACAAGGCCACGGGCTTCATGGTCGGGTGCTCGCCGTTGCGGGTGGGTTTGTCGAACTCGAGGATGGTGGTCTGCTTGCGGTCGGCAGCCCAGAGGTGGCCAGCGCCGTCCTTCCAGCCGTAGAGGCAAGGCTCGTGCTTCCAGTGGTAGTCCTGGCGGCCCATGACAAGGCTGGACTTCTTCCAGATCAGGCATTGGCGAACGGTCCAGCCTGCGTCCTTGGCAGCACCCCGGAAGTTGTAGCCCTCGGAGTCGGCGTGCCAAATGTAGAAAACCGCGCCGGGTTTCATGACAGAGTCGGCTGCGGTGTAGGCGTCGCGCAAGAACTGGCGGAACTGATCGTCGCCCATCTCGTCGTTTTTGATGGTCAGCTTCTCTTTGGTGCCGCCCTCGTAGGCCACGTTGTAGGGTGGGTCGGTCAGCCACATGTCGACGAGCTGGTTCTCGCAGAGCTTGGCCAAGTCGTCCATGCTGGTGCTGTCGCCACACAGGAGGCGGTGCTTCCCCATGACCCAAACGTCGCCTTGGACGGTGACCGGGTTGGCTGGGGCCTCGGGCGCTTCGTCGGGGTCCGTGAGGCCCTCTTCCAGCTCCAGTGGCATCAGGGCATCGATCTCCTCTTCGGAAAAGCCTGTGAGGCTGACGTCGAAGCCGAGGTCGAGCAGGTCTTTGAACTCGGTGGCAAGCATCTCGTTGTCCCAGCCTGCGTTCAGGGCGAGTCGGTTGTCGGCCAAAACATAGGCGCGTTTCTTGGCGTCGGACCAGCCTCTGGCGACCATGACCGGGACCGTGGTCATTTTGAGGCGCTGTGCGGCCATCGTGCGGCCGTGTCCGGCAATGATGCCGCCGTTCTCATCAACCAGGATTGGCGTGGTCCAGCCCCACTCTTTGATCGAGGCGGCGATCTGTCCGACCTGCTCATCCGAGTGCGTGCGGCTGTTGCGTGCGTAGGGGATAAGTTTGTCGATGCTCCACTGCTCGATTTTGTCGGCAGGGTTTCCGGTGAGTTTTTCGGCTGTGATTTCTGCGGTTGATTCAGCGGGCTGGTTTTTCATGCGGGCTCCGGTTTGGTGGGGTAGGGAATTATGCAACAGTTGGGTTTGGCACAGGTTGGCACACGTGGAACGGGATAAAAGCAGACATTTTGTCCGTAATGCTTCTAGCGTGTGTGTGTGCGTGCACATAATGATCATAGGCGTTTTATCCTGTGCCATCCTGTGCCAAAGTTAAAAACGTCAATGAAATCAAAGGCTTGCGTGATTTTTTGATCTTGTGCCAAGGGATTTTATCTTGTGCCGGCACAGGATTCATCTTGTGCCAAACGCCGAAATCAGAGTGGGCCACTGTCGTTCTCCCAGTCGTGGCGCATGCGAATGCCCGTGTAAAGGTTCAATCTTGTGCCAGATTGCTCGGTGGCACAGGATGTTTGAGCGTCCGATCCTGTGCCAGATGCACGCGGCTGACTGCGTTTAACGCCCGGGAAAGCGGCTGAAAGCTGGCGACCAAACGACACCTTGGTGCCTGCGTGGTCCCGGCCTTGGGCCTCGCACCAGGACTTCCAAGCCTTGAAAAGCTCGTCGCGGTCGGCCTGCGCGTGCTCCCCGATGACGCAGTGCTCTTGCACAAAAGCCCGGATCGGGCTGGTTTGATCAACCAAATCGGCGGCCAACTCGTCGGCTGATGTGGGGCGTTGGAAGTAGCCGCGCTGGTTCAAGCGGGCCAAACCGTCGAGGGCCCAGATCACGATGCCGGGCAGCTCTTTGAGCAGGCGGGCGGTGAGGCCATGGTCCTCTTTGCCCAGGAAGCTGGTGTTGAACTTGAAGGGCAAAAAGCGGTTGGCCAAGGCGGCGGATGCGTCCGAGAAGGCGGGCAGCTCGTTGGAGGCGAGCACAAAGCGGATGGCCATCTTGCCGGACCAGGCGGTCATGTTCTTGCGGTCAATCGTGATGGTGTCCTCGCCGGAGATGCGCAGCAGGTTTTCCACGATGGGCTGCTGATCGGCGCGGCCGGAGAGGCGGGCGTCTGAGATCATGGCCAGGCGCTTGCCGATCAGGGGCTGCAGGCCGAACTGCGTGCCAAGGGACGCAAGGCTTGGGCTGACCCGGTTGGCGTAGCCGACCAGTGCTTCCAAGATGCGCAGGATGGTGCCCTTGCCGCAGCGCGGTGGTCCGATCAGCATGAACATCTTTTGTTGGCTGGTGTCGTCGGTCAGCAGGTATCCAAACATCTCGGCCAGCGTGGTGATCGACTCGGGGTCATCGGGCCAGAGGCTGTGCAGGAATTTGAGCCACTCGGTGGGCGGTGGGGCCTCGGGGGTGAAGTCAAAGTCGAGCGCCGAGGTGCAAAACAGGCGGTCCGTAGAGGGCAGCAGCGCCCGGCTGGGGTGGTGCAGAAAGCCGTTTTTAAAGGCCACGATCTCATGGGCCGCAACGTCGCCGGGCTTTTCGTTGATCCAAACCTGCGGCTCGGGCAGGTCGGCGTAGCAAACCGCGCGCAGGGCGTGGGCCACATCGTTGACCGTGGAGGACTTCGGGTTGAAGGCTACCGTCTCGGACGCGCCGGTCTTGGGGTGGACCTTGAGCGTCACGCACTTGGACATGAAGTGGTACAGGCGCTGGTCGATGTAGACCCGGTCCCGGGTGACGTAGCGCGTGGCGTCCCAGCTGTAGAACTCGCCGCGCCAGTGCAGGATGCGGCCCTTCTCGGGCAGCGTGTCGTGGAACAGGCTGGCGGTTTTCATGGGCGAGCTGGAAAAAATCATCCGCTCGTCGTCTGAGTCAGGTGGTGATGGGTCGGAAAAATTGTCCGGCGGAATGTCGTCCGGTGGCTCACCCACGTGGTCATCCCAAGGCGGTGCGTCGTCGTCGGACGGTGGTGGCTCCGGCGGCTGAGGTGGCTCGGGGGGCGGTTCAGGTGTTGGATCATCCGGTGAGCCTGCCTTCATGATGCAGTCCTCGACAGCGGCCAGGCCGTCGGCCAGGTGCAGGTCGTTGAAGTCGGTACCGGACCCACGCTCTGAGGACCAAACCGGGATGGCCAGCAGGGCGTTGACCTCGATGGCGGTCTTGCGGGCGTCTGTGATGCCGGGGTTTTTCATAAGCAGGGGCTGGCCGTTTGCAAGCGTAACCGTCACCGCCCGGAAGCCGTCGATGATGGTCCACACGGGGTTGGTCGCGCCTTTTTCCAGAGCCTCTTTGACGCGAACATCCAGCGTGGGATCGTCGTCGTCGGCCGCGATGATCA